TACAAGGCAGCCCTCAAAGCCGGGCCAGAAGGGAGTGTGCCATTTAATCGCGCCGTCAGTGATATGATCGGTGGGCAGCGTTCCCTGCAAGCCTACCTGGCACTCACCGGCTCGCACTTCTCCACCTTCTCCGCCAATGCGCGGGCCGTGGCTGATGCGATGAACCACAGTAAGACGGCGGTGCTTGGCTGGGATGTAGCACAGCAGAACCTTAACGTGCAGATTGACCGGGTGAAGGCATCGGTCATGGCCCTGGCTATCAATGTTGGTAGTCAACTGCTGCCCATCATCACTAGGATTGCTAGCCAGATTGCCCCGGTCATCGCCAATTTCGCTGAGTGGGCGATCAAGACGAACTTTGTAGGGAACGCTATTGCCGCCGTCGCTCCTATCTTCAATGCCTTCTTTTCGACGCTTGCCGCTGTACTGCCTACCGTCATCGGGGCCTTCTTGCAGTTTATGGCTGTGCTTGGGCAGCTTATTGCTGCCGTTGCCGGTAATAAGCAAGGCATGGAGGCGCTGATTCTTGTCGCCAAAGTACTGGGGGTACTCGTTGTTGCGGTACTCGCGGCAGGGCTTCTCACGCTCGCTATCGTCTTCGGCATGATCGCGCTCGTCATTGTCGCCGTGATTACGGTTGTGCGCGCGCTTATTCTCGCCTGGAACGGCCTGGTCGCTGCCGCTAACTGGGTGGCCGGGGCCTGGAATAGCGCTATCGCCTTTCTGGTCGGATTGTGGCACACCCTGGTTGCTGCGGCTACAACAGCCTTTAACGCCGTGAAAAATGCCATTGTCTCTGCTTTTAACGCGACGATAGCCTGGATAGGGGGTGCCTGGAATAGCGCCATTGCCTTTATTGTCGGTATCTGGAATACCCTACGCGGCGCCGCCACTACCGCCTTCAATGCCATACGCACGGCTATCATGGCAGCAGTCAATGCGGTCATCACCTGGCTGGTGCAAGCCTGGAATACCTGTGTGCAGGCAGTCGCCGCCGCCTTCGCCTGGCTGTATAACCACAACTACTACTTCAAGCAACTGGTCGATACTATTCGCAACACCGTGCAGGCGGTCATCACCTGGCTACAAGGCGCCTGGCAAACCTGCGTCTCCTTCATTTCCTCCGTGTGGAGTACCCTTTCCGGGCTAGCATCGGCGGCGTGGAGCGCGATGACGAGCGTCATTATGTCCGTGGTGAATGCCGTTGTCTCCTGGCTGCAAGGAGCCTGGCAGTCAGCTATCGCCTGGCTCGGGGGTGCCTGGAATACGCTAGCCGGACTTGCTTCCTCGGTATGGAATGCGATATCCTCTACGATTTCCAGTGCCGTGACTACCGCGACGAACTTTCTGCGTAGTGCCTGGACAAGTGCCGCTGCCTTCCTGAATGGCGTATGGAATACCATCAAGGCGGCCGTTGTCTCAGCCTGGAACTTCATCGTCGCGCAGTTCGCCGCCGCCTGGGGACGCGTTTCCGGGCCGCTCAATAGCCTGGGCGCGGGTATCGGCAACTTCTTTAGCGGCCTGGCTAATCAAGCCATCGCCTGGGGCGCCAATATTATCCAGGGCATTATCAACGGCATCAATTCGATGATTGGGGGTATCATCGGCGCGGCCTCCAATGTCGCCTCGACGATCACCAGTATCCTGGGCTTCCATTCACCACCTGCCCAGGGGCCTGCTAAGGATGCTGACAAGTGGATGCCTAACATGGTTGCCCTACTCACGAAAGGTATGACCAGCGGCGTCCCCTCAGTCAGCAGGGCAGCAACACAATTAGCGCAACCCATTCAAGGGAGTTTATCCGCAAGTGGGCCTGGGCAAACGCGTTCATCAGAAAGCGCGAGCAGCCGCCCGATCATTATCCAGTTTGGCAACGCTGAGTACCGGGGTTTCGTGCAGAACCTGGGCCGCGATCTACAGGGTACGATTATTATTCAGAAGGGCGGGCTGCGCTAATGGCTCTCCTCGTCACTTCCGCCGGAACGCCCCTGGCCGTCCACATCGAGAGTATCACCTACGATGAGAAGATCGATGATCCGGCCACTTGCACCTTCGATGTGCCCGATCTGGTGGCCTACTCCCTTTCCCAGTACCAGGTGGTGAACGTCACCGACACCATAACGGGTGCCCTCCTCTACGCCGGCTATATCGTCTCGGTAGCCGATGTAGCGTTCCCTGGCAATCTGGGGATACGCATGAGAACTATTACCTGCACCGGTAACCGCTGGCTGGCTGAGAAACGCTACTGGACGGGGCCTGAGTTCGACGGCTGGACGGCGGGTGATGTGGCGGCCGAGGTACACCGCGTGGTGTTAGCTTCAGAGGGCGTGAGCGCCGCCTACGCGCTCAGGCATGACATGGACGCCGCCAGTTTCGGGGCAGGCACGCTTGTGGGCACTACCGCCGCCGCTGGGACGCTGACTCTGGCTTCGGCAGGCACGGATTTCACGCAGACGGAAACGAGTACTGCTGATTTCAATACGGGGACGCTCTCAACCATCGGCGGCGTCTCAGGCGCGCTTGCCCTTACCTCCTACCTGGCAATCAAGTATAGCGGGAGCGCCGGGGCCAATCTCGATAACAACAACCTCTATAGCTATCGCAAGATCTGGGCCGGCAGCGCCTATACCCTGGTGGCGCTGGATGAGATTTACGTTGACCAGTGGATTGACTCGCGTAGCCCGGAGATCAAGGCGGGGATTGATCTGCTCTTTAGTGACGGCAGTTGGATGCATGACTACTCAACCGACTTTCAGGATAGAGAGGTGATTCCGCTTGACCCGGCGACTGACCTTAAGGGGTGGGCCGATGACCAGTGGTACAGTCGCAAGTGTATTGTCCCGGCGACACGAGCAGGGTTAGTCGTGGTGGCCGTCTATCTTGTCTTTCAGGGTGAAAAAGGCGGGGACTATAGCGCCTACTTCAAGAACATCAAGATCACTAACTCCGGCGGCGGTACACTCAGGCGCTCTATCTTCTCAGGTGGCGATACGACCATGGCCGCCAACGTCAAGGCGTCCTCCAACGGCTACTATAATACCGCGGCCTCGGTGGTGACGGCCTATGCTGAGTCGGGCTCGCGTGTCTCCCCTGCGCGCAGCATCAGCGGCGTGGGCATTGTCAGCGGCTCAATCATCAACTGGACGGAAACTGATACTATCCAACCCTCGGGCGCCACGAATACCTACCCGCCGCAGGTGCTGATCGAGGCGAGCGTGGATGATAGTGCTACCTGGGCTACCTGCACCAATCATGCGCCCCTGCCTGATCTGATTGCGGGCATGAACACCTCAGGACGCACGGTGACCCTGAGGGAAACCCTCTCCATTGGCGGCCCAGACCCGACGCGGGCACCGACGCTCTCTATCCTGAGCTTCAGCGTCTATAGCGCAGCAGCGGCCACCAAGACCGATTTTGTGGATATCGATAATAGCGCTGCCACCCTGGGTACAGGCACACTCACCAACTGTACCGCGTATAGCGATGGGGTCAAAACGACGGGTATCTACCATAACTGGGACGACCTGGACTTCAGTAACCAGACGCTTTTCGGCGTCTCCGGGGCGGGCAACCCGGCGCAAGGAGCGCAGACCGGCTATTTCTACCTCAGAACCGATGGCGGGCTGGATTGTAAATCACGTTTCGACTTCGCGGGCACATGGCAGAACTTCATTGCGGAAATCGATGTGCATATCGTTTCATCAGGCTCCGGCAACGAATACGAGTTTGTCTACCGCGAGACCTCCTGGGTCAATGCCAACAACACGTATGCCTATGCGGCAGGGCTTACGGCCTCAACCGTCTCGCTGCGCCGCGCTTCCAATGGGGGAGCGGCATCCTTTTTCGTGATTAGCAGCGTCTCGCTCTCGCTCACCGTCGGCGCCTGGTACCGCATGAAGGTCGTGGTCAATGGGTCAAACCACCTTGTCTTCATCAATGACGTGCAGTTCATCAACTCAACAGACTCTACCTATAGCGCCGCCGGGAACGTAGGCGTGCGCTTCTGGAACGGCTCCGGGGTGAGAGATAGCGCCCACTTCGACAACTTTGGCATCGTCGGGTGGGAAGCCGATTTGATTAGCGTTTCCTCGCGCGTCACGGCGGCTATCGCCCTTTCTGGTATCGTGGGAGACTCACGAGTCAACTGGCAAGAGAGCACCCCATCCTCGTCCGGACTAGTAGTCGAGAGTACGCTCAATAATGGCACGCTGTGGGAAGCGTGTAGCAATGGCGGGCAAATTCCCCAACTGGTGGCGGGCTACAACGCTGCGGGCAAATCCCTTAAGTTCCGTTTCACGATGACTAACCAGGCCATCAACCTGCCAGCTATCTTGCAAGGCTACTCAGCTTTCGTCATCGGCCAGTACGCAGCATCAGGCACCCGTATCTCCCCTGTCCTTCTCCTGGATCCAGTAGGCGCGCAAATCGGCAGTTCGAGCGTGACCTGGGTAGACAGTGCACCGGCAGGTACTACGGTGGGCATCGACTCATCCACCGACAACAGCACCTTTAGTAACCAACCATCGAGCGGGCTGGCAGTCCAGGCGGCAGGTATCAGCCAACAAGGGTCAATGGTCGCCGATGACTTTGTGATAAATACGGCAGCCAACTTCACGGCTACCTTCTGGACAGGCGGCGTTCTCCCTGTTTTCAGTATAGATACGGCCAACACGAGAATGCGTGTCACCTCAGGGAGTTCAGGCATCATCTTATGGGCGACGGGCCTCTTTCCAGCGGCTGCCGATATTTCCTTTGAGGCGATTATCAATCAATCAGAGGCCGGCGGTTTCGTGTGGCGCTATACTGACACCAGTAACCTCTATTATCTTACTCTCTGCGACAATAGCGCGGCGGCGCTGCCCAACACAGTGACTATCCGCAAGCGCCAGTTTGCGGCAGATAACCCCGTCACAAGTCCCACGACGCTGCCGGTTGTCTTCACACGCGGCACCTATCACACACTGAAACTGACCATGATCGGCTCCGTCATCACCGTGCTCTTTGATGGGATGGTAGTCAATACGGTGACGGATACGACCCTGGTGGCGGCGGGCCAGGTCGGGCTACGCCAGAATAGCGGCGTGGAGTCCGACTGGTACAGTATCGCGGCACAGAAGTTAGGCGGCACGGCCATTGGCAAGACGCTCTATACACGCACAAGACTCGCCTCTACCGACCCGACCGTCAAGCCCTTCGTTTCCTCCCTGGTGGCGTCGGTACGCAGCCCGGATATCATGACCGGCGCGCTCATTAATGCTACGGACTATGCCTACAAGAAGAAGTGCTCGGAGGTCCTGCTCGATGTAGCCGGACAATCCAAGATGTACATGCGCATCGACAAGAACAAGAAGCTGCTCATGAAGGATAGAGCCTACAGTACCGCGCCCTGGCCCTTGTATAGCGCCGACCCGCTCTTTTTGGGGCCGCGCAACCCACCCGTGGCCACACGCCAAAGTCCCGCCTATCGTAACCGCCAGTATGTCTACAATTGCGTTAACCTCTCCAGCATCCCTGAAAGCAAGCTCGGTGACGGGACGACGCAATCCTGGCCGCTGGCCTACCAGGTGGATAGCATCACCTCTCTGACTCTCGATGGCAATCCACAGACAGTCGGGGTACAGGGAGTGGACAGCGGCAGGGCATTCTACTACCAACCAGGGCAGGCGGGCTTTTCTCAGGATAGCAGCGGCACGCCCCCAGACTCTACGCAAACGATAGTCCTGGTGTACGTGGCGCGTGTGCCCTACACGAGTATGCGTGAGAATACCGCCCAACAGGCTATCCTGGCAGCCGTTGATGGGACAAGCGGCATTGTGGAGGCATCTGAGGACGGCGGGGGTATCTCGAAGGCAGCGGGTGATGTCATCGCGCAGGCGCGTATCGATGCTAACGCTATCCTCTCGCTGGACTGGGAATACTTTACCTCGCGGGGAGGGCTACAACCGGGGCAACTGCAAACCATGTTTGTGCCTGAACACGGCCTCAATGATGTGGACATGCTCATCAGTGAAATCAGCACGTTCCTGTGGCTCGATGGCGACGGTAATCTTCAGTACGAATACGACGTGAAGGCGACGAGCGGGCCAAGTGTAGGAAATTGGCAACGTATTTTTGCCCAACATTAGCAGAAAGGCAGCAGAAGTATGACAGCAGGCGTCACGCAACGAGGCAGCGACAATTTACCCCTGGGGAGCGTCGTTACTCCTGGTATTGCTCTCCCGGCAGCACTGCAAGGTGGGACGCAAACAACCGATGCCAATGGTGTGACCACCGCGCCTGGGGTTATGGCGCTTTCCGATGGCTTTAAGGCTACCTATAGCGCCTGCGTCACCAATCAGATACCAGTGACAACGGCTGGTGATTGTTTTGTTCTTACCGGCAGCGCGACGAAGATTGTGCGCCTGACACGTGTACAGGTCACAGGAACCGCCACCACCGCCACGACACTAGATGTGACCTTAGTACGCCGTTCAACTGCCGACTCAGCAGGTACCTCTACGACACCCACGATTGTGAAGCATGATAGCGGCAGTGCAGCAGCCACCGCAGTAGCCAAAGCCTATACGGTGGCTCCCACGGCAGGTACGCTCGTCGGCGCCATCTGCTCAGAAAAACTCTTATTGGCGGTACCGGCAGCTAGCGGCGGTGAGTCACAAGTGGAATGGATTTTCGGCAATCGTCCCGCGCAAAGTCCCGTCTTACGCGGCATCCTAGAGTTTTTTGCTATCACCATTAGCGCTATCCCTGCCGGTGGTTCGATGAATATCTCATTTGAGTGGAGCGAGGAGTAATGTAATGCCAGTTTCCCCAGTCATCACGCCCTCACCCAACGCGGGCACGCACGGCTATGTCACCATTGTCGATCAGCAGGGCTACGTCATCGGCACCATTTCCTCAT